TCCTGCTCGGACATGACCGCGTGGGCTCTGTCGAGCTGATCGGTGAAGCCTTTGATCGGGCCTCTACCGGCCAGCAGGACAGGAAGCATCTCCACGCCGGATCGACCGAACAGATCGAGCGCGAGCTTGGCTCGTTCGGCGGGGTTGGCTATCGCCTTGAAGCCGTCCGAGAGGCGCAGGAACGCCTCGACAGGGTCGGCCGACAGACGCCTGGCGTCCTGCGCAGAGATCCCGAGCAGCTGAAGGGCTTTCACCGCCTCCTTCTGACCGCCGATCCCGTTGGCCAGGTGCGTCTGGAAGCGGAAGAAGATGGTCGAGAGGTCGCCCGTATCTCCGCCCAGCTGCTTGACGGCAAACTGGAGGCGCTGGATGTCCTCCAGGCCCCTCGAGCCCATCAGGCCTGCCCGCTCGGCCGCCAGATGAAAGCCCTCGCCGAGCTCGGCGACGCGACTGGTCAGATCCCAGATGCCCTTTGCCGCCCCTACGACCGCGGCGCCCGTGATCAGACCGCCGAGAAGCTCGATCTTCTTCAGCTTCTCGAAGGCGTGGCCGAGTTTTTCCGTGCGCGTGCCGATCGCCTCGATCGTCGCGCCCACCTTGCGCAGGGGGGCGGTGGCCCGGTCAAGGGCCTCGATGATGAGACTAAGCTTCAGATCCTTCATCGATGCGACGCGCCTGACGGTGCCAAAACTCGATTTCGTCGGCGTCCAGGCTCAGCAGAGCTTCTGGCTGGAAGCCGAAGACGTGGGCTAGGTCCCCGAGGAGGAAGCTCCAACCTTCAGGGAATCGGGCAAAAAATCAGCGATGGTCTCCGAAAGGCCCGCGATGTCCTCGGCGTCCAATAGGTCGATCACCCGAGCATCCAGGCCGGTCAGGCGCGACAGAAGACCCAGCGTCTTGCCGGGCTTGCCTTCCATGGCCTCCAGCCAACGGATGTCGGAGCCGTTGATGCGCCGCAGCTGCACCTCGGAGGTGACGTCCTCGATCGTCTCGGCGCTGCCCTGGATGCGGCGCTTCTGAACGATCGGGTGGACGAGCTGATAGGTCGTCGCCGCGTCCATCCTACAGGATCTCCTCGGCAGGCGGTCCGGTGAAGACCACCTTCGCCTTCCCGTCCTTCTGGCTGATCTTCGGCGGCTCCGAGCACCAGCCGTTCTGGATCGACCAGGTCTGGCCCGTGTCGGCCTTGAAGTTGATCGTGGCGCCGGTGACGTTGCGCAGGCTGTCGACGGCGAAGCCCGCATCGATGGCGACGCTGACCTCCAGCTTCGATTCCATCACCTGCTCCTGGTAGCCGTGGACCTTGGAGCCCTTGACGACTTGGCGGTTGACGCCGCCGGGATCGAGCGTGGCGTCATCGCCCGAGAGGAGGGTCACGCCGTCGACGATCACGTCGACCAGGCCGAGGATCTTCGCCATGGGTGGTCAGGCCCTCCTTAGAAGCCGAATTGGATCTGGCCGGCGAAGATCCGGAAGCCGGAGACGATGTCCGGCGGGATCAGCGCGTTGACGCGGCTGGGATCGGTCTGGTCGCGCTCGACGATCAGCAGCTGCTTGAACTCGTCGATGTTCTCCACGAGGCCGGCCGCCTCCCAGCCGCGGGCCAGAGAGACCAGCTCGGCCGTCAGCGTAGAGGGCGTAACGATGGCCTGCCCCGGCGCGATGGCGATGCCGTCGTCGGCGAGCTTGTGGCGGGGGAACTTCTGGGCGAACCGAGCGCGCAGGGTGAAGCGCAGGTATCCCAGGGTCATCATGGTGTTGACGTCCAGGTAGGACGTGTCGGGGAAGCCCTGGGCGTTGAGCTGGTAGGTGGTGATCGGCCGCTCCAGCAGCACATTGCCGCCGGAGTCGACCGTGTGGGTGGAGATGCCGTCGTTCAGCAGCGCGTCCCGCTGGGCGCGCGTGAACCGCTCGGTGGAGTTGGCGCGCGCGTCGCCGGCCAGCGCCAGCGTCTGGAACGGCCGCGCCGGATCGATGCCGCCATAATAGGCGATCGTCGCGGCGTCGCGCGCCGCGCGCTCCCAGCTCGTCGCAGGCCCGACCGCCTCGCTGATCGAGAGGTCCGGGCTGTTCTGTCCCTGGCCGAGTGTCGCGAGGGCCCCTTGGCTGCCCTTGGCCGAGGCGTAGGCGACACCCTCGATCTGCTCCAGCGGCCCGCGGCGGTTGGCCAGCTCGGTGGTGATGAGGCCGAGGTTGGTCCCGTCGGTCCAAGGGAACATGATGACATGCCACTGCTTGTCGCCGAGGGCGGCGATCGCGGCCGTGGCGTCCGGGTTGCCGGCGCCGGCGACGCCGGCGGCCAGGGTGATGGCCAGCCCGGCGGGCATGACGTCGCTGCTCGCATAGTTGAGCCGGAAGTCGACGTCGTTGCCGGTCAGGCCCTTCCAACGCACCGTCGACGTCACTACGGAGCCAGCCACGCCGGCCGTGACCGGCAGGTCGGCGTTGGCGTTGATCGCCGCGCCTAGCGCGGTGGCGACCTGGGCGGTGGTCATCCCGCCGGCGATGGCGACCTGGACCTGAGTCCCGGCGACATAGAAGGCCAGCGTCCCGGCCGCGGTCGGCGCGGCGGTGACGGTGTGGGTGTAGGTCGCCGCCGTCCCCGCGCCATTCTCGGCCGCGGCCATGGCCCAGGTCTCGGTGGTGGGGTTGCAGGCGAGCGCCGCGCGGATCTGCCGGTCCAGCATGGAGCCGCGGCCGAAGAGCGCCACGCCATCGGTGGGATTGAAGATGCGCACGGGAACGGCGGTGGCCTGCGATCCCGCCGCGAGCTTCTGGCCGAGGATCATGATCCGCAGGGACCAGGGCGCGAGGCTCTTCTGGGCGCGGACGTTGGAGAACTCGACGTATTCGCCGGGCGTCCGGATGCCGATCGGGATCGAATTGAAGCTGAGCATGCTCAGGCGTCCTTCTTCGGCTCAGGCTTGGCGGAAGGCGCAGGGGCCGCGGCGGAGGCGGTCTGGACCACCTCGATGTCGCCGGCCTGCAGGGCGCGCTCCCAGTAGCTGTTCCAGGTCACTTCCTCGCCTTCGGCGGCGAGCAGGGGGAAGCCCACGACCGGATGGCGCATGCGCCGATCGGGCGCGGGGCGGATGGTGCGGACGTCGGGCGTCGCGGTCATGCGTCTTCCCCGTTGATCTGGATGGAGTCGGAGGCGATCGCGGCGGCGTCCTGCGGGAGGGGCTGGTCGCGATCGACGTGGCCGTAGGGGGCCGGGTCCCAGTTGATGTGCAGACGGTTGAAGTCGCCGAGCTCCTTGCCGGGCGGCGTCGCGAAGTCGATGGCGGTGTCGAAGCTCACCGCATAGATCGAGAGCTGCTTGACCTTCGGGATGTCCGCCGTCTCGACCGGAAGGATGCTCGACGGCTCCAGGGCGCGGATATCAAGGCCCAGCGTCTGGCTGGCGAGGATCTGCAGGGCGTCGACGGCGAGCTGGTAGGAGCCGGGCTCCGAGGCCGAGCCGCCATGGCGGCGCGCCTGCTCGTTGCGCAGGTTCTCGGCCGCCACAACCACACCGAAGACGCAATGGACGCGCCAGAGTCCGCTGGCGAGCCGCTCGGTCTTGTGCGCGCCGCCGAAGACGGCCCAGCAGGCTGGATATTGGATCACCTGGCTCGACAGATATTCGTCGAAGTTCTTCGGCCAGGTCTGGAGCGTCCGGTAGGCGTAGGGGATGATCCCCTCGTCGCTCGCCGCCTTCAGCCGGGCCAGGATGGCGTTTTCGACCACGCCGATCATGCCGCCAGCGCCTTGCGCAGATAGAGGCCGACCTGGTCGGCGATGTTCACCCGGTCGTCCTCGGAAACGCCCAGGTAAGGCCGCGCCGGGATCGCCACGCTGGCGACGCGCCGCCAGCCGACGCCGGGGATCTGGAAGGTGAGGTAGCCGCCGGCCTTGGCGCGGATGATCCCGCCGAACTGGTGGATGGCCGCATAGATCAGGTTCGAGCCCACTTCGGTCTTGCGGTCCTCGGCGTCGTGGGTGATCGAGTCGCGCAGGTGGGCGTGGTCGACCAGCGTCTTGCCGCCCTTCACCAACGCGCGGATCGAGGGCTTCCAGGGCGTCCCGTCGGGCGCGAGGCCGGTGCGGAAGCGGGCGCGGGTGCTCGACTCCAGCACGGCGCCGACGCGGTTCATCAGCACGCGGGGATGCTGGGTCGCATCGGCGGCGCGGGAGAGAGCGGCTTCGGTCTCGCGGAGGCCTTCCGCGCGGACGGTGAGGGTGACGCCGGCCATTAGAGGTCGACCGTGCTGCAGCGGGTGAACATCCGCTGATTGCTCTGGATCTCGATCACGTCGGCGCGGCTGGGCGGCTCGATCGAGGCGACGTCGATCTTGATCTCGCCGCGGGCGATCGACTTCAGCTGGGCGATCGCCGCGTCATGGCGCTTGATCACGATCTCAGGCGCCTGGTCGGAATAGAGCCGGAAGCGGGCGATGTCGCAGGCGATGTCGGTGAGCAGCGGCGGCGCGGCCGAGAGCGGCAGCGCGTACTTGGCCGCCACATAGCCATCGACGATCGAGCTGGCCGCGTCCAGCGCCGGCTGGGCCACCGTCGGGTCGATCTGGTCGGCAGGCGGCGTCGAACGATCGGTGAGCTGGATCAGCTCCCGTTCGCCGAACCGCGCGACCAGGTCGGAAACGACGGCGTAGGCCATCTCAACCGATCAGAAGGTGGAAGAAGCGGACGCCGATGAGGACGGCGCAGCCCCCGAGGATCAGCCCGGAGACGAAGGCGTGGCTCTTCTCCCAGGCGCGGGCGAGACCGATATCCTTCAGCACGTCCGCCTCGGCCTTGGCGCCGATCGCGCCGAGGTGCGCGAGGAAGGACTGGCCCGCGGCCTTCGCGCTGGCGGGGGTCGGCGTGGCCGGCGTGGCGGCCGCGGCCTCGGCTTGGGTGACGTCGGTCATTTCCGGGGGGTCCTCCGGGGCGGGGAAGGTTTGGGTGACGCCGGCGCCAGCACCTCGCGCTCGGCCTCGGTCAGGCCGTCGGAGCCCACCACATCGACCGCGACGTTCGGGTCCCGGACCAGCTCGCGCAGGGCGTCCCGGTCGAAGGTCCGCGCGTCGGCGAAGATCACGAGCTTGCCGCCGGCCATGCGCCGCGCCGGGCCTTCCGTGAAGACCAGGCCGCCTCGGTGGTAATCCGAGCGGTAGGTGCTGAACCGGTAGTGGCTCACCGGCTCTAACCGAGCCAGTCGACGACCAGCAGCTCGGCCGACTTGTACCAGATGTTGGACGCGCCGGCGGCGTTGAACTGCGCCTCCAGGAGTGCGCGACCGGCGGATTCGAGTGTCGGTCCAACCGCCAGCAGTTTGGGCCTCACGCCGATCGGGCGCCCATAATCGGCCTTGAGGCCCATCATGCTGGCGCGCGCGGCGGCGTAGTTGGCCGCCGTCAGATCGAGGGTCGAGCCGTAGGCGAACTGCGGGAAGCCATAGCCGACGTTGTGCCGGGCATCGACGCCGTAGATGAATTCCTTGCGCAGGAAGACGTTCTCGTCGTCGACCCGGTCCTTGGCCACGAAATCGAAGGGCTGGCGATCCTGCCAGATGATCGGCTTCAGCGGCCGGGAGTCGTCGATAAGGAACCAGTTCGGGTGGCCGCCGCCGGCCCCGTCGCTGTTGGAATAGGTGGTCGGATTGCCGTTGGCGTCGATCGCCGGGTGCGCCTGGCTGAAGAACGGCTGGCCGTCGAAGCAGAGGTTGTTGAAACCGCCGGGCAGCATCCCCCAGGTGAGCAGCTCTCTATGGGCGACCGTGGCCATGCCCATTTCGGCGAAGAGCGTCCCATAGATCCCGAGGTTGTCGTCCAGGATGTCGTTCCGCGGCACCCCGATGGTGTTCTCATAGTCCTTGTTCTTGATCGTGTAGCCGGACTGCGAGATGTTGTTGACGACGCGATCGCCGAGCCATTCCCGCACGTTCGGGATCTTGCCCAGCCAGCCATATTCCTCACGGCCCGTTTCCGACGGGACGGTGGTCGAGACGCGTTGGGATGTCGCCTCCGCCTGAGTGATCCCACCCTCGAACGCGGCCTTGAAGCCGATGCCGAGGGTGACGAGATTGCCGCGGTTGATGATCACGGGTGACCGGCTCCTTTAGAGCGAAGAGGGTTAGACGATCGGGAAGGGCGCCTGGCCGACGCGGACCCAGACGCCGGTGGCGTCCACGTCCATGACGAGGCCCGCCACCGATCGCGTGCTCGTGCCGCTCGTCTTGGCCACCGTGTGGTCGTCGACGATGTAGCAGTTGGTGAGGATGCAGGTCTGATCGATGAGATCGCCTGCCGCGGAGTTGTCGAACCGGTAGATCCCCGGCCGCACCTCGACCGTCAGGGCGCCCGCGGCGCCGGCGGTGTTGTCCACCGTGGTCGTGCAGACGCCGTCGGCCTTCAGCGTGGTCGAGACCGAGCCCGGCACGGCGTTGCCCGCCGCATTCAGGCAGGTCAGGCCTCCGAGGTAGATCTTGGTCGCCGCCTCTACCGGGCGGCTGAAACGGTCGCCGCCGCGGCGGACGGTGTTGCGTTCGGCGCTAAGCGCGGCCATGGGCGACTTCTTCCTTCTTCGTCTTCAGGAATTTCTCGGGCGCGAGGCCGATCGACCGGCAGAAGGCCGTCTCCTCGTCGGTGAGGGTGACCGATTCCGGATCGACCCGGCCCGCTGCCGCCGTGACGGCGGCGGCGGCCACCACCGGCGCGGCGCCGATGAAGGCCCCAAAGCCGGCCAGGTCCTTGCGGGCGTAGCCCAGACCCCAGTCGCGGTTGGCCGGCGTGAGCTTGCCTGAAGCGATGGCCTGGTCGACGGCCTCGGTGGCCTTTTCCTCGACGGCCGCGGTCTCCAGGGCGGCGATCCGCGCATTGGCGGCCTGCAACTCGGAGAGCGGGGCGAACTTGCTGGGGTCGGGGACCCCGGCGGCGACGGCCGCCGTCGCGGCGGCCACGATCTGCTCGCCCGTGGCGCCCGCCTGCAGCTTCAGCGCCGCGCCGACGGCGGTCTGATTGGCCTGGAGGGCGGAGGCGGCCGCGACGCACTCTTCCAGGGTCGCGGTTTCGCTAAGGCCGAGGGCCTTGGCGAGGGCTTTCAGGTCCATGGAGCTTCCTTGAGGGTCGGCGCTGGCCACGGCGGCCAGCTCGGTGATGGCGGGAAAATTGGTCAGCGCCCCGTGCAGGATGCGGCTGACGTCGCCGCTCGCCTTGTCGAAGGTGAAGACCGGGCTGAAGTAGCGATATTCGCGCGCCTTCAGCTTGGCCTGGGCGGCATCGGTCCAGGCCACGTCGGCGACGATGAAGCCGCCATCGACGCGCAAGTTCGAGAGCCAGCCGGACGCGGGCGCGCGGCGGCCGACGCCGTCCTTGGCGCCGAAGAGGGTCTGGTGGTCATAGTCCACGGGGATCTCGGCGGCGCCGGCCGAGGCCTTGGAGGCCTCGACGATCGCCTGGGCGTGGGCGGCGTCGCGGATGTTCCACTTACGGCCATCACGCGCGGCGATCGGCCCGATCGGCAGCAGCTGCAGGGTCTTGACCGGCTCGCCCGTCGCGCTGGCCGCGGCGATCGGCTCCGCGAAGGCGGCTCCGGCGGCGAGCAGGCGTTGAAGGGCGTTGCGTGTCACGAGCGGACAATCGCCGCGCCGAAGAGGCGCAAACACCCTGAACTAATTCAGGGTGAACGACGCAATGAAGCGCGCGTGATCGCCCTCTTATCCGTCCGAAAGGCGGTTCTGAGAAGGCCCCCACGAGGACTCCGATCGGAATCCCGACCGCTCGAGCCGGTGATTATGCGATTATGCGAGCAGGCGGCCGCTCAGGCCGCGTAGACGACCTGGCCGGCGCGCAGGCCCTCGAAATCGAGCCCTCGATCGAGGGACGTCCCAGCCCACCATCCGCCGTTGGCCCAGTCGACCACCACGTCGATCGGCGTCTCGCCGGCCTCGAAGCGCCCGAAATAGCGCCTCGTCAGCAGCGAATCTCCGCCAGGCCCGAAGCGCCAGGCGCGCCGGATCTCCGCGGGATCTCGCAGGGTGAGGCCCACCAACGGGAGGGCGCGCAGGAGCGAACGCCGCAGCCGGACGCGCTGGCCGACCGAATTCTTGAAGAGGGCCGGCCCCACCACCAGGCCGTCGCCCGTCCGGTCGGGAAAGATGCGGCTATGCTCCGGGCTCACGCCAAAGCCGCCCAGGAACGCCGCCTGGGCCTCGGCGCGGTCGACGTCGTCGGGGAGCACCAGCTCGGCCGACACCTTGCGCCGCCCGATCGTCTGCGCCGCGCCGGCGTCGATCCCTTCGTCCCCGTCCGGCGCGCCCATGGGCGAGGGCGTTTCCCGCTCCAGATAGGCCTTCCCGACGTTGTAGCCCCAGCCGGGCCCGATGCCGCCCTCGACGCGGACAACCTCGCCCGTGCGCGGGTTGGTATAGCTCCGGGAGGGGAAGGCGATCGGCTTCTCCGTAACCTGGCCTCCCTCGCGGTCTAGCTGTCCCTGGCTGAGCTGGATCACCGTGCAGCGGCAACCCCAGTCGCAGGGCGGATTGTGCTCGTCCCACCAGCCGTCGTCGACGGGCAGCGTCGTCCCATCCCACGCCGCATGCTCCGGCCGCACCTTGTCATCGCCGACGGTCGTATAGCGCAGGTAGGGGATCGTCTCCTTCGTCTCCTGGATCCGCTGCCAGCGGCCGGCGGCGTAGGCCGTCCGCATGTTGACATCGAAGATGGTCCGCAGGCGCCGCGGCGAGCCCAGCTGCACCAGGCGCTCCTCGCCGGTGAGCGGGTCGCGCATCTTCTTGACGCCCCACCAGCCTTGGGCCTCCAACTTGGGCCGCAGCGCGTCCTTGAAGGCGGCGAAGGTGGTCCCGTCCTTCAGCGCCGCGCCAACGGCGTCGCGCAGATCCTGCAGCACGGACGAGCGCATCGCCTTGGCCACGGTGAAGGCCTTGGCGTGCTCCTCCTGCCACATGTCCTGCCAGGCGAAGGATTTCGCCAGTCCCTTGCCCTGGAAGTAGGCGATCGCTTCCTTCGGCGGCAGAGGCTTGAGGTCGACCTGGTCGGGCATCAGCTCGCGGGCTGAGCCGGCCCGCTGCCGCCGTCGGCCGAGCTTTCGGCCACGCCGTCGACGCCGGCGCGCTTGTCCTGGCTGCGCAGATAGCCATGCCAGCCCACCAGGCCGGCGGCGATCATCAGCGCCTCGATCGGGACGCCGCGGAAGAACATCCCCGCCGCGAAGGCGACGGTCACCACGTACTGGGTGAAGGGCCGCGCCAGCTCGCGGGCGTTGTCGACGAAGGAAGGGGCGCTCATGGGCTCTCCGCGCGCTTTCGTTGCAATGTCACTGGACTCTTCGCCATCGGCGTGCGGAGGGTGAAACCCTTAACAGGCTGGAGGGCAGAGCCATGAAGTGGGCGATGGGATTGGCCGCGGCGATCGCCGCGATGGCGGGGGCGACGAGCGCCGGGGCGGCGACCTTCTACAACGAGACCTTCACCATCGCCTCCGCGCCCTTCGAGATCGACGGGTGGCGATATGGCGTCATCGCTCCGGTGGAGATCGCCGGGACAGTCACCCTTCCCTCGCTGGTCCTCAAGCCTGGCGACGGCCTTTCCGCCGTCTTCACCTTCTCCACCCCGATCGCGCCGATCATCGGCAAATGGTCGCCCCCGACGCTGATCAGGTTTCCCGTCCCCGGCGCTCCTCCCGGAGGCGGCGGCGCCATGCACATCACGGAATATGTCGATGGGAACGGCGTCCAGATCGACTTCAGCTTCATCCGCTCGGCCGCCCGCAGGCTGCCGCCCGACCCGTCCGCCGTCTTCGACACGGGCGGAAGCTACGACGTGGCCGGCTTCGCCGTGCCCGAGCCTGGCGTCTGGACGCTGATGCTCGCCGGCCTCGGCCTCGTGGGGGCGACGCTCCGGCGTCGTCATTGGCAAGTCGGGCTCCCGGCGGCCAGGATGCCAGGATAGGCGCCCGGAGAGCTGGCGCAGTGGCTATTCAGCTCGATCACGTCGATCGGGAGGAAGCCGCCCTGATAACCCCAGCGCATGCCCACGCCGCCTGAGAAGCTGACGTTGACCCAGGTCATCCCCTGGAAGAAGTTCCCCGTGTTCAGGATCAGCTGGTTTGTGCCCGAGGGCTGGCTGAAGGTGACGTTCTCGATCCAGATGGCGCCGACGCCGCCGTTTCCGCGCGTGTTGCCGGCCAGGAACAGCCCCTGGCCGTGGGTGTCTATCTGGGCGTCGATGCCGAGCAGGATGACGTTCCAGATCGGGCCGCTGGCCTGGTAGACGTCCGAGTGCGCGCCGTTGTCGAGCACGATCCCCGTCGCCGTCTTGGTCGCGCCTAGGACAGACCCTCCCGTTCCGGCAGTGTTGGTGAAGGTGATCGAGCTTGCTTGAGTACAGCTCGGGTCCATAGCTCCCGTCACGACGCCGCTCGCGTCGCGGATGCCGGAAATGGTCGAGCCGCCGGGAATGCCTCCAGACGAGCTATCGCCGGAGAGCAGCGACGCGCCTACACCCATGTCGCCCGTATAGGAGAGGCCCGTCACACACACCGAGCCCGTCGTGATGTTGCCGACCGACGCATAGACGAACTGGCCCACGTCGGCGGTGTTGCCGGCGCCGTTGGCGTCGATCACCGCGCGCGAGGTGCGGTAGGAGTCCGACCCCAGGTCCACGATGAGGTCGTTCTCGTCGAGGTTGGCCTCGGTCGGTCCGTTCGTGAGGCCCTGGAATTTGGAGCCGGTGGTCCAGTAGCCGTCCGCCGTCACCGGCGCGATGCATTTGGCCCCGTAGGCCCTACCCGGCCCGACGCAGTCGACGCCGTCGAGCCAGACGGCCGACCGCTTGCCCGTCGGCGAGCCCATGTAGAGGTAGGTCGCGTTGAGGCCGGACGTGGCCGCGATGCGGGCGCTGACGTTCTGCAGATGCAGCTTCTGCGCCCCCACGCCGGCCGTCGTCGGTCCCTGGACGATGATCGCGCTCGATTTGGCGACGCCCGGCGCTGGCTCGACGGTGAGCCAGCGGTTCGCCTCGTAGACGTTGCCCGGACCTGGCGAATTACCGAGCGGATAGGTCCCGGCCGCGAGGTAGACGACGCCCCCGCCCGCGTCGCCGCTTTGCGCGGCGCCGATGTCGGCGATCGCCTTCTGGATCGTCAGGCAGGGCGCCGATATCGGGCAGTTGCTGGCGTCCGTTCCGGTCGGCGAGACGTATTCGGTCGTCACCGGCAGGGAGCCGCCGGCGTTGGTGTTAATCCAAAGGCCGGTCTCGGCCGCCTGGGTCACGCTGACCGTTCCGCCGGTATAGCTGGCCACGTTAACGGTCCACACCTCTGTCGACCCGGCCGCGCCGGAGACGAGCGTCTCCAGCACAGTGTCGGGAGAGCAGATGGCGCAGTCGATGTGCACGCCGGGCTGGAGGGTCGCGGGGGCAGACGGCACGGTCAGGGTCGTCCCGGCAGCGCCGGCGCCGTTGTCGATCGAGGCCGTCAGGGGTCCAGGCTGGACCGGAGTTCCGGAGAGCACCAACGGCACGCCCGTCGTCGGATAGACGATGCACCGAACCTCATAGAGCCCGTCGGCCGAGCCGCCCGGATTGATCCCGAAGATGTACTCCGCGACGCCGCTCACCGGGTTGAGGGAAGTGGTCGACACCGTCGTCCACGGGCCGCCGTTCAGGGCGCAAGAGACGTGGTCGATATCGGACGTCTTGCCGGCCAAGTATTCGGCGGCCGTCGGCGGATGGCGGCCGAGCACTCCAAAGCGCGTCTTGGAGGTGATCGTCTGAAAGGGGACCATGTCGATGAGGCCGCTCGCCTCGTCGCCCCATCCC